GATGTTTGAACCTGATTAACTCGCGCGTCTTTCCCAATATTCCCAGCAATTGATAAATTGTTCATATTGTTTATCTCTCTATGAATTGGCCCGTCAATATCCCGAGCGCATAAATGAACTGAAAATGTGTGAAACCTAAATTTGTTGCCTTTGTTGAATATTTTTTAATTAGCGGTCTTGTTATTGCGTCTCTCTCCTGTTGCTTTAGCTTTGATAAATCAGGAACATCCTTGATGCACTCCTTGGCTATCTGTCGCAGCGCGTTATTGTGTGCTACCTCCGTAAATGATTCTTTGCTCATGCTAACCAGCCCACTGATCACCGAACTTGAATCCAATTTTAGCTAAAATCTCATCCATTTCTGTGATGAACTTCGGAATTTCAACATCAAATCTTTCCATTAATTCATCATCTCGATAAATGGGGATAATGCAAAGTCGATTCTCTGGCTTCCCTCGCATTCGGTGATCATAAGAACAGAAGTTCCACAGCTTATATCCAGTCACCCACATGCTGTACTGGCACTGAGTGATGTACTCCGGCTTTATCTCTCCATTGAGAAGTGTTGCCAGGTGAACCGGAGTTGTGAACGGGTTCTTTATCTCCAACCCAAACAAGTCGGATATCCCATCAGGACTAATTCCGCACCGCAAGGAATCGTCTTTGTAGATAAACCCGCACGTCTCAACTGTTTCGAACGTTGCAGCCTCAAATGCTTCACGAGCATACGGCTCATTTTCGTGTCCCCACTCAGCCTGTTTGAAGCTGATGGATTCCGGAATAACTCCTGTGCAAATCTGAGCAACAAGCTCCATCATCAAAGTTGCACGCTCTGCCGAGTATCCATCCTTACCTCGACCTTTTTTAATTACAGCGTGAGCAACGGACGCCGTAATGACTCCAGATCTAGCTTTCAACCATTCAGCGGTCCCTTGTTCAATATTCCAAGTGTTTATCCCCATGTGTTTATTTTCGTAGATCATTTATTGGCCTCCAGTTTTCTAGCAAATTTTTGCAGTTCATCTGGAGACAAGAAAGACAAATCAGGGATATCACGCTTCAGGACCTTGCCAGCCCAGCCCAAGAATTGATCGAGAGTTTTCCCTTGATGGTCGAGCGCCGCAACAATCACATCAATGGGGTTTGCGATTTTTTCTTCTTTTGGTGTGCTCGCAGATAAATCCAACCCTTCACCGCCATCCGTATTTAGATATTCAATTGCACTATCCAGGCGATCAGATTTCGGCCAGTATTTACTTGCCCGCTTGATGACAGTTTTGCGAACCATCTCAGAGAAGAATTTGTCCCACGGGCTGGCCTTTCCTGATTTATATGATGGTGAACTATCACGAATCGACAGTATTTCATCAATGGACATTTCCTCTGTGAGGTAAGCACCTGATGACGTCTGTACTACGCAATACGCGCCAACTATCTGCCCGCGTTCCTTTGAAAATGCTTTGTATATATGAGATGGAGCGGTATCGATACCCGTTGATTCGTATGAGTCATTTTCATATACGATTTTGCATTGCCCCCACAGGATGGAGCCAGAGCGCTGCGCGATATGCAATAGACCCATATACGAGATATCTAAACAAACAGCCCCATCACGTGGAACTAGATACGCAAGTTTTGATGCTGGATTTAATGTGATGCCGATTGCCGCCACATTAATAATCGCATTCTGCGCACTACTTGGGTTTTTCTCTGCAACTCCAGCGAGATATGTGTTTTTCTGAAATGCCTGGATTGCAAACTGAGCTTCCTTTGCCCACGATATTTTTTCATCAGTCAGCGACGACATGAACAGCGGCTGCTGATCGTTAACGAATCGAACAACATCTAAAGCCATTTTTATTCTCCTTGTTTTTTATAATTCGAGTATAAATCATCACACAATTAAAACATTGATCTGCGTCACGTATTGATTATTTTAATTCAACTCAAAAATTTAAAAGCAATTGAGCTCTTTTGTTCAAATCTTCTATTTCTTTGATGTGCTCCGCTCTCGCCTTCTTCCACTCACCAAGACCTTTACCGCATGAGCTAGCAATCTGCTTGTCATCTTCCATGAGTTTTATTGCCTGGTTGAGTTGTTGCATGACGCTGTTTTCACCGGAAAGCATCTTTTCCATCGCGTTGAATGCTTCGATGTATTTTACCTTCCAGCCAAGCGCAGGAACTCCAGTAAATCCCATAGCCAGCAAAGAAAATCCATCTCTAGTTATTTCATAGCATGGCAACTTCTTGTTTTGCAGTGAGATGTAATAGGAGGGCCCAAAATTGGACTCTCCAAAATCACCAAGTCTTTCTTTTAATTCTTGTATATCGCGAAGCACGTGTCTGTGAGTTTTACCAAAATGTTCCGCCACCTGCTTTGAGTTTACTGTCAATTTACCAGCGCTGTTTTTCACTAAGTTATCCATTTTAAATTCCTTTCAGTTGATTAGAGTATTGTATTATGCAACTCATTAATTGCTTTTAGTTTTCCGTCAAATCGAAAACCGGACAGCAATTTGCGACTGCATATGAACGAGCCGCTTGACGTGCCTCATCGGTGTCGATGTACCAATCCGGCAATATGTCATAGCTTCCATCGCTCTTGTATCCGCGCAACGCGACACCATGCGGCTCCGGAAAGAGAGCGACCCAGCGGATTTCGATCTTCATATACCCATGATCCATGATTGCATCCCCTTAGTTAGCCTTTGATTTAAGTTAACCTAACTGTAGCTCGCCACACATAAAACAAAAGAAATTAACATCAAAAGTGTGACAAATGTATCAATTATCTATATAACACCATTCGTGGTTAAAAGTTCAGTAACTCGAACCACTCCGGAGGTGGTGAACATTGCTTGCGGATATCCAGCTTCGCTCTGTACCATTTTCCCGTAACCATCAACAACCCAAGACAAGCAAAACACGCGGCCGCGCTTGACTGATTTGTTGTATATTCCACCGAGCTCATCCAGTGTCCGATTAAGTTTAACTGCTGACATTTTCAGCGTCTGACCAACCTGAGTTGCATTCTGTAGCGCATCCTTGCTTGTGAATTTGTCCACAAACTCAACTTTGGGTTTTGCTAGCAGTAACTGCTCTGCCTGCTTTTCAACTTCAAGAGCAAGGCGACCAGCTTCTAGAAGTGCGGCGGCGTATGTTTGCGGGATGGCTGGTTTTGCCTTGTTATCAATAGCCTTTAATTTTTCAAGCACCTGACGTCTCACTGCTTTTGATTCGCGCATCCCGACAAGTGTTAGTTGCTCAATTGTTAAATCATAAGTACGCATCTCATTTCCGAAGCGGTAAATAATTTTTACCGCTGGCAAATCATCCAGCTCATCTTCAATTTTTGCTGAAAAGTTTGTGTTTTTAACTTCTCGCTCTCCGTATTCAGTTCGTGCGGGATTGATGATCTGATTTAGAAAATCAAGACTGTTCATCGTGATTGGGCCTTTACTAAAAATTGAAATATCGTTCATATCATTTCCTCTGTTTGTTGTGATATCAATCACATTAATACAACCGAATACCCCCTGTGAAAATGGAAAAAAATTGACACCTTTTAAAGGGGGTATTTATTTTTCCATTATTTCCGGGGTCTTTAGTGCCAGACCCCAATGGTTAATTCCAGGCTTTATAAATTATTTATACTGGAATCCATTAATTCGATTGCTTTTCGCTTGGCGTATTCACCAGCTAGCCAGGCAAAACCCTTTGGTGTAAATTTTGACTGACTGAATGCGTGATTGCCGTCAGATAACCCAGCTTTAACTTCAAACCTTCCAGCATTAATGTGGTTTTCATACGGTACCCAATCGCCACCTAACCGATACATGATTTTGTTATCTCGCAAGAATGCGCGCAATTCTCGCTCTTTCACTTTCATTTGCTTTGCTACTGAGCGAAACGTCATGCATCCAGTTGATGATTCCACATAACGATCGACAAAATCAGTTTTTGTTTTCGCGATCGCCAGTTGTTCAGCCTGTCTTTCTACTTCTAAAGCCAGTCGACCGGCTTCAAAAAGTGCAGCTGACAACGTTTTAGGAATGGCGGGCTTGTTCGCGTTTTCCAGTTCCTGCCAGCGATCAACTATCGCGGCTGTAAACTCTGGGCAGTTTTGCGCTACAAGTATCAATGAATCCCTTTTGTTCAGTAGGTATTCACGATAAATATTTCCGTTATGCTCGAAGTCTTGCACTGCAAGGGTTCCGATGACGCCCTTATCGGCGAGCCTTTCAGCAGAGATCATAATATTTGAATGTTGCTTGTTTAGTAGCTTTGCAATCTCCCGGCTGCTCATCGTAAGAACTTCTTTGTTCAAGATTGAAATTTCATTCATATTGTTTCCTCTTGGTTGTTGTGTGGTGCTATCGTCCGATTACCAGCACCTGTAAGAATGATAGGCCTCGTAAAAAAATAATGCAAGCTACTTGCTAAATAAAAAACACGAATCTATAATAAAAATACACAAACAAACGGAGAAACAAAATGAATGTAAGAAAAGCAGCTCGTATCATGATGGCAAAAAAAGAATGGGGAATGGTAGAACTCGCCGCTGCTCTTGGGGTGTCGATCGGTCGCGTTAGCACGATGATCAACCAGGACAACATGAACTTGAAAACCCTGGAAAAGCTAGCTGCAGTGTTTGACATGAAACTTTCCGAATTCATTGCACTTGGGGAATAGTGGGTATGCCAATATTTAAATCAAAATCAGCTGATAAGTACGTAACAATACCAAACAAAACAATACAGTCCAGAGATCTAACCTGGGAAGCCAGAGGGCTTCTAACCTTCATGTTGTCTCTCCCGTCTGAATGGGTAATCCATAAATCATGGTTACTGGAGCAGGCGGAGGAGTGTGGGCGCGACAAGCTAAACAGAATACTCAAAGAGTTGACTAATTGCGGGTATTTGGTGCGACAACAGTCAAGAAGTGATTCGGGGGCTTTTTCATCTAATGACTGGTTTGTGTTTTCAGAGCCACAAGAAATCAACGACCCATTACCGGCTGGCGATTCAACCGTTGACGGATTTCCCGATGACGGTGAACCGGCCACTATAAAAGAAACAGTTATACAAAATAAACAAGAAACAAATAAACATTTAAAAGATATGTCGGTTTCACCGAAACACGACGAGTCAGTAAAAGAAGTTTTTCAGCACTGGCAGACAGTCATGAGCAGCCCACGCTCAAAACTCGGAGATGACAGGAAGAAACAGATAGCAAAAGCACTGAAGACATACACAGTCGAAGAACTGAAAAAGGCGATCACTGGATGCTCAATGACTCCTTTCAATATGGGAGACAATGACCAGAAGACTAAATACAACGGACTTGACCTGATACTTAGAAACTCAGAGAAGATCGACAAATTCATATCACATGCTGACAACCCACCAGCTACAATGAAAAAACAGGCGATCAGGCAAACAGGGTTCAACTGTGCGGGACTAAACAACGGCGGAAAAACGGAGCTATAGAAAATGGACATGACAACAAGACTGAAAGAGATTAAGGCTCGGCAAGCTGAAGCAGACAAGCTGCATCTGGTTACATGCAAATGCGAAGTCCACGGAGTTGAATACACAATGGACACTCGAATCACTGAAAACCAATGCCCCATCTGCAAAGCTGAAAACGAGGCTAAAAAACAGAGTGAGCTGCTGGAAACCAAAAGATGCCAGCGAATCATCGCTACAGGGCTTCCTGCGCGCTTCATAGAGAAGACTTTCGACCAATACCATACCAACACACCACTTCAAGAAGAAATCGTTTCTATGGTGCGTGAGTACGCTCAAAACGACGATTCATTAAGTATGGGAAGATGCCTGATGTTGTTCGGTGGTGTCGGGACTGGAAAAACACATCTCGCTGCATCAGTGATCAACGAATTTATTAAGACTGAAAACAAACGAACTGCGATTTACACAACGGCCCGAGATATGATTCGCTGCATACGGGCATCCTGGGGCAATCGAGATATCGATGAAGGGTCCGTGATTGATCGATATGCTTCCACAGCCCTGCTTGTGATTGATGAAGTTGGAGTCCAGTTTGGAAGTGAAGCTGAATCCATCCTGATGTTTGAAATCATCGACAAGCGATATGGGAATCGACTGCCAACAGCATTCCTCTCAAACCTGTCTCTCGGGGAGATTAAACAAGTCCTGGGTGATCGCGTTATTGACAGAATGCGGGAAGATGACGGGCTTGCAATCGAAATGCGTTGGGATAGCAAAAGGGGCAAAATGTGAATACTACAATCAAACAAATGGACTTAAAGACATCTCCACATAGTTTCGAAGCTGAACAGTCAGTGCTGGGTGGATTGATGCTGGACCCGCAGAAGTTGGATGATGTGGCTCCCTTGGTAAGCAAGTCTGATTTTTACTCAAAAATTCATCAAACTATTTTCGAAGCAATACAGGACCTGATTACAACCTCAGTCCACATAGACCTGGTGCTTGTTCAGGAACGACTTGAGGTGACTGGCAAGTTGGACTTGATCGGAGGATTCGCTTACCTCGTCGAGCTTTGCCGAGTAATCCCCAGCGCGGCAAACATCGAATCATATGCCAAGCTAGTGCATGAGCGGGCAGTAACTCGCGAGCTAATCGCTTTGGGTAATCAGCTGGTCGAAGATGGTTATTCATCAAACGGACAAACTCCAACCGAGATTGCCGGAAAGTATCTCGATAAAATCGACGCTGTTTTACAATCAGGATCATCCGATAAAAAATACTTAAGCATGAAAGATATGTTGGAAGGGGCAGTGAACCGCATAGAAGAAAATCAAAATCGGGGAACGAGTATCACTGGATTGTCGTCCGGATTTGCAGATTTAGACCGGATGACATCAGGTTTTCAGAAGTCAGACCTGATTATTATTGCTGCTCGACCATCAATGGGCAAGACTGCATTTTCGATGAACATCGCAGATTACGCGGCTCAGAAGTCAGAATATCCGGCGATGGTTTTTAGTCTGGAGATGCCAGAGAGTCAGATTATGGATCGATTACTTTCATCCAATAGCCTGGTTCCGCTAAACAAAATTCGCCAAGGCATGATTAGCGAGAACGAGTGGGGAATGCTCAGCCACGGCGTTAGTCATCTGTTTGAGTCCAAAATGATCATCGATGATGATTCAGGATTAACTCCGGTGGAACTGCGGTCGCGCGCAAAACGTGCTTACCGAGAAAACGGCGGGCTTAGTGTGATAGTCGTGGATTATCTGCAGCTAATGAGAGTCCCCGAGCTATCAGGAAATCGCACGCTGGAGATTGCCGAGATATCACGGTCTCTGAAGGCCCTGGCGAAAGAGCTGCAGGTGCCGGTGATTGCCCTGTCTCAGTTGAATCGAGGTCTAGAACAGCGCTCCGACAAGCGGCCAATTAATTCCGACTTGCGCGAATCTGGGGCTATCGAACAAGATGCTGATTTGATCATGTTTATCTATCGCGATGAGGTGTATCACGACGACAGCCCAGACAAGGGCATTGCTGAGATCATTATCGGGAAGCAACGTAACGGGCCTATTGGTAAAGTCCGGTTGACATATCAGGGGGATATCACAAAATTCTGCAATTACGCAGGGCCTGGCTATCGAGATGAATACTAAAACATCAAAACGTGACATACATCAAAGATATTTTTGTTTTATGTGCAATAATTAAATCAATAAAACAAACGGAGAACTGAAATGTCTATCACGAAGGACGAATTCAAAGAAGTATCAACAAGATGGAATTGGAAGCCATCTGTAACATCTCGGGAATTTAAAGCACCGCAGACCGAATATGACAGAAAGCAATTTGCTGCTCGTCGTCGTCGGGAAGATTTGGAAGATGAATTGCGCATTAAGCGCGAACAAGAATTGTAATCAAATAACGGAGAATACCATGACCTACGCGGCCAAAAAATTGACAGAAAAACAGGCTGAAAATTTCAGAAAACAAGTAGATAAAATCAAAAAAGATCGGGAGGCAAAAGATGAGTAAACTGGAGGCATGGCGCTCGCACGCTCATGTATCAATCGAAGAAGAAGATGCGCTAAGTGAATCTTGCAAGTGTTCTGGAGAATGGAAGTGCAAAGAAGGGTATGAATCGCTGGTTGATGTATTGAGAATGGCATATGAGCAGGCTGCCAACGGCAAAGGAAATGAACGACACGCTAACGGTCTATCATTTGATGAGCAACCCATGCAGGTGATTAGTGAGTTGTTAGACACCCCACTTGGCATGGCATTTCAAGCAATCAAGAAAGTTCAGGAGGGACTGAGATTGCCGACAAAAGAGCGACAGATTGCTGAAATCCTGGGGGCTATAAATTACCTCAGTGGAATTGTTGTGTACCTCAACAAGAACGATTAACAGATCCCCGCCTAGTGCGGGGTTTTTGTTTGTGTGCAGACTGACAATCACTGTGATAGAATTGAGAAAATCGTTCAATCCGAGGATTTCAGCATGGCAACAACAGAGGTTTCATTGAGCAGCACCGCTTACACGCTTGTGGCATCAGGTGTCGGTGTCGGCTTTATGGAAAATAAAGAGACTGATTCAATTCGTTTTGTCGCCGCGTCATCCGTTCCATCGGCATCAATAACTGCATATCACTTACTAGCGCCGCGTCAGCAAATCCCATTCAGCTTCATCGAAAGCACCAACATCTATGCAATGATGATGAATGATGCTTCCGGATCCATTACCGTGACAGTGGGGTAAACCATGAGCTTTGGACAATTCATATTCCCATTATCCGAGGTGGCCGTTGTTGCGTCTTATGGAGATCTGCCGGCGGTTAACACGATACCATCGGGGATTGGATATTACGTTTCTGATTTGAGTTATATAGCCACTTCTGCGGTAGATCACTGGGATTTTTCAAAGATTCCAGATCGCACATGGGCTGATATTTTATCTATCTCTCCAAGCAAACTTGCGGCTGGTATGACGTGCTGCGCGACTGACCTGGGGTTGCGTCCTTTCGTTTGGGATGGAGGTGGGTGGGTTGATCTGACTGACACTCAATTAAGAGGCGACCTCGCTGCTAATGATGGGGCTAAACTTATTGGTTCCTGTGCTAGTATCGCAGAATTACGTACGGTATCCGGTACATATGATCAACAGCGTATTCATGTGACTTCATATTACGATACTTGGGCCGCGTCTCTGACTTCGCCTGCTGGTGGTGGATATTTTAGATGGATTGCTGCTTCGACCGCAGCAGATGATGGCGGTTCCGTTATTGCTGTCACTGGGGTCAGTACTGGTCGTTGGTATAGAGAAATTGAATATGGAGTATCCGTTAAGATGTTTGGCGCTATTGGTGACGGTGTTACATCAGACGGTCCCGCAGTGTATAATGCAATAAATTATGCTCTACTATCTCACACAGATATAGAGATTGATGTATGTACGTCAAGCTATCTCGTTGGTAGTCTTACTTTTAATGCTTCAAACTATACTTCAACCACATTAAGCGAAAAAGGTATAAAAATATGGAGCAGGGTAAGGGGGTCATCTGTAATAAATGGAGAGATAATATTTAGTCATAAAACCCCATACACTGCGTACACAGATAGATTTTCGGGTTTAATTTTTGATAATATATGTATTTACAATAAGACTCAGTCCGGTGACGGACTTACGCTATCCGGATTTGGAAAAATATTAGCATATAATTGTATATTTAGATCTGCTGGTGCTACTGGGTTAAATTTAATGGGGGGGTCTGAATTTTCTGCATATGGCTGTCAATTACAAGGTTCATATAATAATCTTAATATAAATTATGTCTCATTGACGGGTGAGACCATAGATGCATCCGTTATAAATTTTTATGATTGCGATATTGCAAATTCTAGCTCTTCCGGAACACAAATGACTATAACTGGATACGGCAAGAGGACTATTGGATTTACTGGGGGGAATATTGTATGCAGTACGGCCCCGGCCACCGTTTCGTCTGCAACGCTAACTTTTAATGCCGTTGATTTCGAAAATACATACCCCATAAATCTATCCAATTCCGTTGTTGATGCAATTAACTGTTTATTTGGTGTGCATTCCCCTAAGCTCGTATTGACATCTAGTCAATTAAACGATATGGGAAATGTGTGGTCTGCAAATGAAGCAAATAATATTCAAATTAATGACGCTTCTTCAATTGTTAGATTATATGAAAACACATCAAACCCCACAATCACAATCACACATACCACTGACACCATAGGACAGATAATATATTCAAAACCATTATCTCCTTTTGTAAACAACGACATTTCAAAAGGACATTATCTACCATACAACCCGTCAAATTCTGTTACGATAGATACAAGTCTTTATGTTACTGGAATGGGCAGTATAGGGGTTACAACTGCTGGTACGTATATTAATTTTCCTTTGAAGTTTTCAAAGGTGTCTCTATCACAAATAGGAGCAATTGAATATATCGCATCAAACGCTAATTTATCATTTGTGTTATCTGATGGGTCAACTGTAGTTGACTCTAGTAGTTATGGTTTGCAATATGCATTACAGACATATTCAAACGGACTTAAAAAATATGTGTTTATTCCCTCGTTATTATCTACGACCATAAGTTCAATTAGATACACATTTTCATTAACTAGTACTAGATTTGATTGCGCAAGGATATATGGGGATGTTTGTTACGAAGAGATTCGAGCTACAGCGGTGCCAACATATGGAACGTGGAGTGTTGGCGATAAGATCGAAATAAAATCTCCTGGTATTGGCAATTACAATATGTATAAATGTACTACAGGCGGATCGTCCGCTGTATGGTCTGGTTATGGTAATATACCGTTGAGTGCATCCGCGACTTGGGTGCCAGGAAGTATAGCCAATGGGGCGAGAGCCTCAACAACGATTAGTATCTCTGGGGTAGTAGGAAGTAGATTATCATGCGGATTCAATCAAGTTCTTGGCGGTTGTAAATTATGGGCGGAAATGACAGAATCCGGCACCGCCACTGTCTATTTGGAGAACACCACAGGGAGCACAGTAACTATTGCTCAAGGGACTATTACTGTGGTTAAATTACCGTAAATAAAGGCATACGATAAACAGGGGGCTTTACGCCCCCCTTCTTCATTCTATCTGTCAGCATCGACGAATACAGTCTTATCGCATCTGGGTTTGGTAGTCATAAATATTGAGGAGTTATATGGGATTTGGTGATGGAAATGAGCTAACTAGCACAGTGAGGCAAACCAATGCTGGGCCGGTTGTCGGAGTGGCTTCGCTAAGTAATGCAGAATATCAGGGGTTGCTCGGCATGACGTATCGGGCATACATTGATGTCACTCTTTCGGCCGGGTTGTCTCAGTGGATAAAATTCACCGTGCCATCTGGGTATGGGCTTGAGTTGATTAACCGCGACTTAATGCCAAACATAGCGGGTGCTGAGTACATTATTCACACTGGGACATCTGGCGGAACCGTGCAGAGTGCCATCACTCCGTTCAACGTAAATCGCGGGATAACCACTCCATCCAATACGGTTATCCAGCTAATCGGAACACCAACAACGGTGGGCGCGATACTGGATGTACCCAGCTTTATCGGGGAAGGAACAAATCCAGGTCAATCGGCTCGGCCCGCAGGCACGCTTGCCAATGAGCAGGGATTCGACTTCTATCCAGCTGGGAGTATCATTTACTCTCGGATCCGCAACACATCAACTGCAACAGTAAGTAATCGGATTGTACTTCGGTTCCTTTTCTCAGAAATACCCGTCTAAAATTTAAATCGAATAGATAAAAATGTGACGAATGCCGCAGAATGTTGCGGCTTTCTTGTGTGTGAAATTTGTCGTGACGATGAAAATTACTCGTTATACATAAACCACCCTATAAGTGATAATTTGTTTAACGCAAACAAACAAGAGGCATCAATCATGGGTAAATTAATTATTGCAGAGTCGGAAGTTTCCATTAATCGCGAGGGTCTTTATTGCTTGAATGATTTGCATAAAGCCGCAGTCGCTAGCGGTATGGCCGATGAAAACAACCATAGACCATCCAAATTTAAAGAGTATCAATCTGAATTTTTAGAAGCCTGTATAAAGGCTTCTGAGAAGATGGTTTCTGTAAGAGGGAAGAATGCTGCAACTTACGCCTCTGAAATTATTGCCATGAAGTATGCGGGGTGGATAAACCCGGCTTACGAGATCCAACTGTACAAAGCGGTTCAAGCACTAAAGCATGGCGAAATTGATAAAGCCGTCGAGCTATCTGGTAGCATCAAAGCAAAAACATCACTTGATGAAATGCGGAAGGCTAAAGCTATTGATTTACAGCTAGCCAATGCGCAAAAAATATTCGATTTGTTGCCTCATCTTGGTGACTCATCACGGCAGACGGTAGCGGCAAACCTCATTAATCCCATCGCTGGTTTTGATGTGATACCACTACCACGAATCGATGAAAAATTTTATACCACTACGGAGTTGGCAAAGCAGCTAGATACAACAGCGGCAATGTTAGGTCGTGTGGCAAATGGCAATGCTATGAAGAAGCCGGATGTTTACGGAGAGTTTAGATTAAGCACAGCAATTCACGGCGGGAAGCAAGTTGAACAATGGTATTGGAATCAAGCTGGAGCTGATGCAATGACGGATATTTTTTCACGATTACGATCTTAACAAAAAAGCGCCTAGTGAGAACATTGATGCCCGTCACAAAAATAAAGTGAATTTATTGTTTTTTTAGACAAAAGGGCTATTGTTTAATTAAGCAAAACGAAATGGCAGGCAAATCATGAAATCACTAACGGCAACAGCAATCATCGCATCAACTCTTTTGGTTGGTTGCGCTCAGTCATCTGGACACTACGAATTAAGCTCTGTCACCAGCGAAAAGGCTGACATGGTCGTGATTGGCATCCCTGGGCTAATGGGAGAAGTAGGGACGTCATTCCCCGTATCAGAAACGCTATCCATCACTGCCAAGCACGTCCACTCTCTCGATAAAACCGTGGCTGAAAATCCGGACTGCGACATTAAGATTATTCGTCATGACAACAAAGGTAAACGCATCGATCAGTTTGAAAATATAAACCTGGGTGATTCAGTCACTGTTTACGGTTACTCTGGCCGCACCGGTCTACCAACTGAGAGTCATGGCGTGGCACTGAAAAATTACACAGCTCCCAACACCGGCGATATGAACGAAAAGTGCATAGTGGTTACATCAAGTGCCGGTGGGGTTCAGGGAAATTCAGGCAGCCCCGTGTACCATAATGGCAAAATTGCTGGGGTCATGATTGCTGTCAATACAGAATGGGGCGATAGCGAATTCAACAGTGTTTTTGTCCCTTACGCAGCAATCAAAGATTGGCTGCATGAAAATGGAATTAAATAGCAAAATTGTGACGCAAATCAAAGAAATCAAGAATCAATCAACTATAATTAGACCATAAAACAAACGGAGAGACAAAAATGGACTATGAATTATACGAAGAACTCATGGATTTACTGGGTAATTCACACGAAGATGACGAAACGGAAGAAGCAGCAATCGCTAACGCTAAGGCAATGCTGGGGATTGATCCATATGGGGAGGATGCGGAATGAATACCATGAAGTTCAGGGCGTTTGATGGCGTTGAAATGCGTTATGATATAAAGGGTTTGGAATGCTACCCAGTTGGATGCGTTGCCGGTGTTAATATTGATGAAGATTACTTTCGTTTAATTGAAGGAATAATTGCATTTCATCCATTAGCTAAACTAATGATATTCACTGGATTAAAAGACGTAAATGGGGTTTTAATTTATGAAGGTGACATTGTCAAAGTAACTACGGATAGTGAAGATCTGGATTCAGATTTTCTTCATGAAGTTAAGTGGAATTCAGATGCGGGATGTTTCCCGGTTGATGTCCATGGAGATTATGACTTAACGACAATGCACTGGGCAATTGATACCCATCACTATGGATATGAAGTTGTCGGAAATATCTATCAGAATCCTGAGCTAATTAAAATGGATGGTGAATGATGCGTAGATATTACTACGTGGTACCAGTGACAAAATCAAACGGAAATCGGTACTTTACTTTTTATGTGGATGCGGAATCGGTAGGCGAGGCGGAAAGCGCCATAGATTCATACAATGCCAAATTGTTTAAAGATGACATCGGAATTACCTGGGTTGGTAAGCCCGTACTGTACGATATTAAGGAGTGTGAATGATGGCCAAGTGGATTAGCGTTAAAGATGAATTGCCAGAGCCAAAGATTGCAATGGGCGGGACTGAGTTCTCTGACGACGTTTTGACTATGGATGAAGACGGGGTATGCATGGTTGATTACGTGATATACCCTCATGGGTTATTTGGAGCGGACGTCACACCTAAATTTAATCAAGATGAACGAGTCGTCACTCACTGGGCGTTAATACCTGCATTTGATGGAGATGATGAATGAATGTTTCTAGACTTGAAAGAAAAATAGATCTTCTCTTTCGTATCGCAGGCTGGAATACAGACTTTGGCGAACTGATTGGGCCGGTAATTGACAATCCAGATATGAGTATTGATGTCATTGATGTCATTGATGAAACTGGTGCTATCTGGACGATTCCGACAAGTGAGCTGTATCTCGGCAATTACATAGCATGGAGAAAAGTATGAGTAATATCATTTTGACGTCATACCATGAAATTGGTGATTTATGATTATTTGCATCTTGTTCTGGTTGATTGTCGCCGCAGCATTACTGGCTGCGGTAGTTGGATGGCACGGGCTGGCGATGTTCCTTCTGGGGGTTATTACGCTGGCTATTGTCGTGTCGCTGGTCGTTTTCTTTGCTCTAAGTCGGAGGGCGCACGGATGGTAATGGCGGATGTGGGTTTGATGGTGTGTCTTATCGTGATGGCACTCATGGCAGGTTTTGGTTATGGGTGGGTGGCCCACGCCGCTTCTTACAGAAGGCAGCTGGATGACATGAAGTTTAATCTGCGTTTTCTGGCGGATCGATTGGTTGAGGAACAGGAGAAGAAAAAAGAAATTATAGATAGAATCCAAAATCAGCCACAAAATAGATGCAAATGAATCCATATATAATTTGCAAGCTAACAGACGCATGCTTGTCCGAGAGGCAATATGACTAAGATCTATGTAACGAAATATACACTGACTGGTGGCATCCAAGAAGTAGATGCCGTTGTAGATGATGATAAAGGAATGGCATTCTACAAAGCAGAGGGATCAATATATACCCAATACGTGAGCCTCCCTTTCTATCATTTTTCAAAAGAAAGTGCGATTGCGCACGCGGAGGAATTGCGAGCGAAGAAACTAAAATCATTAGAAAAGTCCATCAAAAAAATCAAGTCAATTAAGTTTGATTAATCAATTAAGACATTGCCACCTTCGGGTGGCTTTGTTTATTCAATGAGTTGATCGTGATATACTGCCTCTATAGCGGCAAAAAAGCGGCAGAGGTTATCATGGGCGGGAAGACAAAGACAACGTGGGTTAATGGCGCACCAGAGGGTACGCCAAAGCGAGGGCAGGGCAAGAGAACCCTGTTACTAAGGGCATTAGAGAAACACGGTGTGAGTGAATCTGAGTTCTATGAGGAGATGGTATCGAGAGCTCTGGATAAGGGCGATCAAAGTTCAGGCGCATTCTTTCGCGAGGTGCTTATTCGCATATACCCACCTAGCAAAGCGACATCGCCCCTAGTTGAATTCAAGATATCAAGCGAAGACCCAGCGCAGCAAATTAGGGACGTCCTTCAATCGGTAGCTGATGGCGACATCCCTGCAGATGTAGGTCAGACGATAAGCGCAATCATCAAAGACGTAATGTCAGTCACTGAAATCACTGAACTGGCAGAGCGGCTTGAACGTGTAGAGGCATTACTCAAAGAGCAGGCAAAAGATGCGTAGGCGTCTAACTGTTAAAGCCATTGAAGATATTGAGGCTAAGGCTGGAACGATGGCGGAAGACCGCCCCGCTGTGATAGCTATTTGTGATATGAACAGAGACGTTGTGCGCAAATGGCAGATAACGAAAACGGGAGTAGTGGAAACCGATAAGGAGCCTACTTTATACATACCAGAGCGATTGGAAAAAATAATATTCCCGAAACGCAAAAAGATCATCTGGGGTGGTCGAGGCTCAGGCAAGACAAGAACCGTCGTTGGATTGCTGAATGAGATATCCAGGGTAAGGAAAACAAGAACGGCATGCTTCCGAGAAATTCAGGACTCCATCGCTGATTCATCATATCAGGAACTAGTTGATGACTTCGAGCGTAGAGGAATGGAGAAGTTCTTTCGCCCGATAGAGCGCCGCATCCGCGTACCAAATACAAAATCGGCATTCAGCTTTGATGGGTTGTATCGAAACCTGACCAAATTAAAGGGTAAGGCTAACTGCAACATAGCCTGGGTTGAGGAAGCCGAGAACGTATCCCGTCAGTCATGGGATTATCTAATCCCAACATTCCGAGCTGACGGTTCAGAAATCATGGTGACATTCAATCCAGCTGAGGAAACGGATCCAACATGGGCCGACCTAGTTGCTCCGTTCTGGAAAGATTCCGTCGATGGAATATATGAAGACGAAGACAACTTGATCATTGAATGTAACTGGATACATAACCCCTGGTTCACAGAAGTGCTGCGCAAAGAGAAAGACCTGATGCGCCAGCGAGACCATGATAGGTACATGTGGATTTGGGAAGGTAAGTTCAGAACTCAGTCAGATGTCAAAGTGCTAAATGGCAAGTGGAGAATCGACGAGTTTACCCCAGATGCAAATACCTGGGATGGGCCATATTTTGGGGCCGACTTTGGTTTCGCCCAAGACCCGTCAACATTGGTCAAGTGCTGGATACACGATGAAAATCTTTACGTGGAGCGCGAAGCCGGTGGTGTAGGCATTGAGCTTGATGATATGCCAGCCATGTACGAAAAAATAGATGGTGTCAGACGGTACCGGATATACGGCGATTGCTCTCGGCCAGAAACTATATCTCACCTGAAGAACAAGGGCTTCGACATTAAGCCGTGCGACAAGTGGGCGGGCTCTGTTGAAGATGGAATTACATACCTGCGGTCATTCAAAGAAATCATTGTTCACCCTCGATGCAGAGAAGTGATCTACGAATGCAACGCATACTCTTACAAAGTAGACCGCTTGAGTGGTGATATACTCCCGCTTATAGTAGACAAAGACAATCACTACATAGATGCCATCCGCTACGCGCTCAACAACATGATCAAAGGACGTGGTAAGATGGTCATCACGAAAGAAGCAATTCAGGCGGCAAGTCGATTCCCAAGGAGAACCCGATAATGTTTTTTCGAAAAAAGAAACCAGTTGAGCCAGTTGCTACAGATGACAAAGAATCGATCAATCGTAGACTGATTGCGGCTCAAAATGAGCTCGCTGCGATCAAAGCTTTTGGTGCTGCAAAGAAAAAGACGGTTCGAATTGGAGCGCCAAAGCTACCGTCTAACGTAGTGCCAGAGGGTAAGAAATCTGCACTGGCCATGGATGATGCGCTAGATACGTATCAATATATGAACACCACCGGATGGTCGATGCAGGACTTTCAACCATTCCCCGGATATCCATACCTGGCGTCACTGGCTACTCGCGCAGAATTCCGCACAGCCATCACCGTAACAGCAACAGAGCTCACGCGTGAATGGATTGAGTTGTGTTCAAAATCAGAAGATGGCAGCAAAGAAGAACGAATCAAAGAACTTTGTGAGGCGATGGAATACTTCGACCTTAAGCGAATCGTATCATCATGCGCAACTAATGAGTGCATGTATGGGCGAGGAAACTTGGTCATTAAAGTAAAGAACGCCGACATTGCAACGCCAATGATTCTGGACGAGAAGACATTCCGCAAAGGGATGCTTGAAGGATTCGCAAGCGTTGACCCTATTTGGGTAACCCCATCCATGTATAACGCAGATGACCCAACATCTCCAGACTTCTATCGCCCAACCGCGTGGTTCATGATGGGCAGAGAGATACACGGCAGCCGGATAATCCCAATCGTGACTCGACCACTCCCTGACATTCTGAAGCCATCATACAATTTCAGCGGCATGAGTCTGTCACAATTGGGTGAACTCTCCGTGGATAATTGGCTTAAGACTCGGGCAAACATCCAGCGCCTGATTGAGTCTTTCTCAGTGACCGCACTCAAAACCGACATGATACAGCGGCTGAATGATATTAGTGGGCAATCACTTTTTGATCGAGCTGACCTATTCACTCAGTATCGTAACAACATGGGCTTATTCCTCATTGATTCTGAGAGTGAGGATTTGGTGCAGCTCAATACACCACTATCAGGCCTATCTGATTTGCAGGCGCAAGCTCAGGAGCACATGTCATCATGTTTCCGCATCCCAACTATGCTATTCACCGGTATAAGCCCAACAGGTATGAATGCCTCAAGCGAAGGAGAGATTCGCGCATGGTATGACTACATCAGCGCCACACAGGAGGCGTATTACTATCAGCCTATCGATACATGCCTAAAGGTCATTCAGTTGCACCTATGGGGCGAGATTGACGATGACATCGCATTTCACTTCAAGCCGCTGTGGCAGACAAGTGATGCTGAATTGTCTACTGCAAGACTGAATACGGCTAACGAAATATCCGCGCTCATAAATGTCGGAGCTATATCAGCAGAAGAAGCGCGTGGACGTCTGGCGAATGATCCAGATACAGCGTGGGATAATATCGACATCGACGAAATCCCAGGTGACGGATACGAGGACGATGCGACAGATGAAGAAAATTAAGACGACGAGACCTACACTCCCCAACAAGGGTATCGAGGTCTCCTATCGCAAGAAGCTGCAGAAGATAATCACTGACATGAACGCGGATTTAAATAAGCGCGTGCTGGCTGCATATCATACCGATGAATTGGATATGGTGATGCAGTCCGTTGGTGATGAATGGCAAGTTAAGTTCGATAAGCTCGCTGAAAAGATGGCGACTGATTTCGTATCCAGTGGTCAACGGTATGCGTCACAATCATTCGCTGCAGCACTAAAAGATGCCGGGTGGACTGTTGATTTTAAAATGACGATACCGATGCGGTCAGTGATGGATAAAGTGATCACTGATAACATTGGCCTAATCAAGTCTATCCCGGCAAAGCACTTATCTCAGGTGCAGGATGTAATTCAGGAATCGATATCACGTGGCCGTGACTTGCACTATGCAACCGAGGAGCTGGCGAATAGATTCGGTGTCACCAAGCGGCGAGCTGCATTCATAGCTCAAGATCAAAACAATAAAATGACGGCTCAATTTAACCGTGTGCGGCGTGAGGAACTTGGGATAACAGAGGCTATATGGAGGCATTCACACGCAGGCAAGGAGCCGAGAGCTTCACACGTGCATGCTGATGGGCGCAAGTTCAATGTTGCCGAGGGATGCATGATTGATGGGGAATTCATTCAGCCTGGCGAGTTACCGAGATGCCGGTGCTACAGTGTCCCCGTGTTGCCGTTCTAGCAAAAATTGTAATCAAAACGATAAACGTTTATCATAGTGACATTAAGTCGCGGAGGTGATATGCCTAATCTAATTGCGTTTGACCAAGCCAATCGTTACAAAGACGAAAACGGCAATTTATTTGTCAATCGCAGTCACATCAGTAAAGCCACAGTGAATCCATATATCGGTAAGGAAATACCGAATTTCGAGGAGCTGGGGTTAGATCCAAACAAAGTATATAACTTGCTCCGCCACCCAGATGAGCTAAAGAAGGCCGCTGATACATTCAAGAATATGCCAATCTTAATGAAGCATATTGCCACTGACGCGAACAACTTCCAGAAAGAGCATGTTATTGGCTCAATCGGATCGAATGTAAGTTTCGTGTATCCGTATCTGGATGCCGATTTATCATTCTGGCGGGGAGATGCGGTTAAGTTAATTGAAGCCAACGCAGTGCGGGAATTGTCACCGTCATATTATTATGAACCCGATATGACCCCCGGCACTTTCGAAGGCATGGCATATGACGGTATAATGCGCAATATCCGGGGAAATCATCTCGCTCTTGTTGAGATTGGAAGAACCGGGCATGATGTTTTAGTTGCAGACTCAAATCCATTCGAAGGGGAAATCGATCTAATGAAGGCAACCGCACTGAAAGAAGCGCTCGCTAAAAAGCTTGCTGCTATGGACTCAGGTATCACCCCTGAGAAATTCTCATTGGCTTTTGATGAAGCAATGGCTGAAAAAGAACCTGACGCCGTTGAGCCAGATAAAGAAAAGGCCAAAGACGAGGAAGAAGATAAAGACAAAAAAGGCGACCCAGCAAAAGATACAGAAGTGACAGAAAACAAACCGGAAGTTAAAGCCGAAGATGAAGAAGAAACTGAGGCTGAAAAGAAACAGGAAGCTAAGGCTGCTCAGGATGCTATGCGTGCTGAAATCATGGCTCACATCGTAGCAATGGATTCAGCCAAACGTGAAGTGCGTCCTGTTGTTGGTGAAATCCAGGTGGCGATGGATTCAGCTGCTGACGTATACAAATTTGCACTCAAACAAATGGGCGTTGCATATGACGGTATGCCTGATGCTGGTTTGGGTATTCTTTTTAACAATATGTTGAAAGCCAAGGCTGAAGCTCCAAAAGCTAAACGCCCAATGGCTGCTGACTCTGGTGAAAGCACTTTCACCGCAATCCCAGCACTCAAACGTTTTTGCGAATAGGAGTTAAAAAATGGGTTTTCAAACATCTGTATCAATCAC